CCGAGTGTCGTAGGTTTTCTTTTTCTTATCGTTTTGATAATCCACTTGATTGGCAGGAAGCAGTTGACTGTATAGTTGGTGTCTGATATAATGACCGAGGACTACATTATTATCTCATGGGAAGACCCGAAGGGTTTTGGAAGTACCAGGAGGACGTGACACTAAAAGAACTGGAAGATTATCTTGCCGGTACTTATCGTTCTCACTACACTTCCGCTGAGTCTAAAACTCAAACACTTGATCTAATTGAAAGCATCGGTGACGCTGAAGCGTTCACCCGATCAAACGCTATTAAGTATCTGTCTCGCTTTGGTAAGAAAGACGGGAAGTCCAAAATGGATATCCTCAAGGCGATTCACTACTGTGTGCTCCTTTACCACTTCTCTGGTATGCACGCACAAACCTCCAATTATAATGAACGATGAAACTGTCTGATAAGACCCATAAGATCCTCCAGAACTTCACTTCTATTAACCAGTCTCTTTCCTTTAAGGAAGGACGTACAATCCGCACGATTTCTCCCATGCAGAACGTGTTGGCAGAAGCAGAGATCGAGGAATATATTCCCAAGGACTTTGCTATCTATGACCTTCCGCAGTTCCTGAATACTGTCGCATTGTATCGCGATCCCGACATCGACGTGTCCACAGAGGATACTCATGCTATGATTCGTGAAGGGAAGATGAACCGCTCGAAGTATTTCTTCAGCGATCCTAGCGTGATTATTGCTCCTCCTGAGAAGGAGATGAAGTTGCCGACCGAAGATGTTTCCTTTGTTGTTCAGGATGAGCAACTGCGACGCATCATGAAGTCTTCTGGCATCCTGGGTCTACCTGATCTTTCTGTTGTTGGTGAAGCAGGTGTAGTCAAACTCGTGGTTTCTGACCGCAAGAACGATACATCCAATGATTTTCAGATCGTTGTTGGAGAAACAGCGGCAGAGTTCTGCTTCAACTTCAAAATTGAAAACATTAAACTGGTCCCTGGAAGTTATGAAGTTGTCATCTCACGAAAGAATTTGGCACGGTTTGTCAACAATGCCCTCAATCTTACGTACTTCATCGCCCTGGAACCCGACTCCAAATACAATGATTGATAACGAATCTAAACAGGACAAATGGAACCGAGGACTTGACCTCTTTATTGAGTCAGTCCTTAAACCTGATACCAAACTCCGTCAGTGTGCTCACAATCAAAAGTGCTACCACGAACTGATGGATGTTCGTAACGACGTTCTGGAGTACCTTAAAACCAAGCGTTGGTGATATGGCAGATTGGAAAGTTGCGACCAATAAAGCAATAGCAAATAACCTACTCGAAAGCGTCGCAAGTCTACTGAATGGACGATGGTACACAGTCAAAACATCTGACCACACAGGAAAACAAACCACCAAGCACATCATCGAATTCGACACTACCAACGAATCCGATAGTGCCAACCCTGATGTTTCTGGGAGTGATCCTAGCGACGCTTAGTGTTATTGTAGCGGGATACTTTCATGGTCACATGAGTATCCAAGCAGTTTACAAATCACTTACTAACTTTACATAATGAATGATGATTTCCTTTGGGTCGAAAAGTATCGACCCAAAACTATTGATGAGTGTATCCTTCCTAGTCATATCAAGGAAACACTAAAGGGATTTGTAAAGAAAGGAGAACTGCCTAACCTTCTCCTTTCTGGTCCTCCTGGTATTGGTAAGACCACTGTTGCCAAGGCATTGTGTAATGAGATCGGAGCAGATTTTTATGTCATCAATGGATCCGATGAAGGACGATTCCTGGACACGGTACGAAACCAGGCAAAATCTTTTGCTTCGACCTCATCGCTTTTCGCAGATGCTAAGCACAAGGTCATCATTATTGATGAGGCTGATAACACAACCCATGATGTTCAACTCCTTCTACGGGCGAACATTGAGGCGTTTTATAACAACTGTCGATTCATCTTCACTTGTAACTACAAGAACAAGATCATCGAACCACTACACAGCAGATGTAGTGTCGTTGACTTCGCCCTCACGGGTAAGGAAAAGCAAGGTATCGCTGCTGAGTTCTTCAAGAGACTCAATCAGATCCTTGCTGCTGAGAATGTGGAGGCAGATAAGAAGGTTGTTGCGACGGTTATTCAGAAGCATCTTCCCGACTGGCGGAGAGTTCTAAATGAGTGTCAACGATATGCGGCGAACGGTTCTATTGACACGGGTATTGTTTCAACATTTGCGAATAGCAATGTTCAAGACCTGGTGGGTTACCTCGCCCGAAAAGAATTTCCCAATGTGAGAAAGTGGATTGTTCAGAACATGGACAATGACACCAACACAATTCTCCGCAATGTGTATGATGCGATGTATGAATCGCTGAAACCACAAAGTATTCCTGAAGCAGTGCTAGTGATCGCAAAGTATCAGTATCAATCTGCTTTTGTTGCTGACCAGGAAATCAATATGTTGGCAGCGTTGACCGAAATTATGGTACAGTGTGAATTCAAATGACCCGAGAAATTACTGATGGTGTGGTGATGCGACCTTTTGGTCCCACCATGTATAAAAATAAAATCACTGAAGAGTCTCGCCTAGAGATCATGGCATGTGCCAACACCAGTGAGGAATATATTCCACAACTTCTCGCAGGTAATATCGAACGAGAAGTCAGCACAGAGTTTAGTCAAGAGTTCTATGATGAACTTCGTGCTCACTTGGATGACTATCTTGACCAGTGTACAAAGGTTGGGTCTTATAAACCACCACCGTACATGCTGATGAACGCTCGCATTGAGCGACCATGGGTGAATGTTCAGAAGAAGGGTGAATGGAATCCTCCACACATCCATGGTGGTGACTTTTCCTGTGTCATCTACGGTTCTGTTCCAGAAGAACTGAAGGATGAATGGAAGCACCCATCCCAGCAAGGTCGCAACCCTACTGGTGGTATGATCGAATGGCAGTACGGTCAGTGGGCACCACACAATATGATCTCACTGGGTCCTGTCCCACCTGAGGAAGGTGATATCTTTATCTTCCCTGCCTGGCTCCTACATTATGTTTACCCGTTCAATGCTGACGTTGAGCGTGTAAGTTGTTCTACTAACTTCTTCTTGACTTATGAGTCGCTCGCTGAAAACTCCGCTGCGGTATCCGGGGGGCAAGAGTAGAGCAATCAATAAGATTGCCCCATTCTTCCCCAAAGACTTTAAAGAGTATCGTGAACCCTTCCTAGGAGGCGGTTCTATGGCGTTGTACGTGACGCAAACCCGTCCTGACGTAGAAGTCTGGGTCAATGACTTCTACGAACCCCTGGTGACCTTCTGGCAGCAACTACAGGATCACGGCAATGAAATTAAGGACCAACTCCTCCAACTTAAACAAAGGCACCCTGACCCCGCTTCGGCGAAACATCTTTTCCTTGAAGCTAAAGAGTATCTGTGCCAAGACCCCCGACGGTGTGATGCTAAGGCTCGTGCTGTCAGTTTCTATATTGTTAACAAGTGCTCTTTTTCTGGTCTCTCTGAGTCCTCATCCTTTAGCAGGCAGGCGTCAGATTCCAACTTCTCACTACGAGGGATCGAGAAACTTCCTTACTACTCCATGATCATCAAGGATTGGAGAATCACTAACTTCAGTTATGAAAAACTACTTACTGATGACAAAAACGTCCTCACCTACCTTGACCCACCCTACGATATACGAAGCAATCTTTATGGAAGGAAAGGGAGTATGCATAACCGATTCAACCACGACGATTTTGCTGCCGATTGTGATCGGTTTATTGGTCCTCAACTCGTATCTTACAATTCGTCTCAACTGGTCAAGGAAAGATTCGAAGGGTGGAAAGTAAGCGAGTTTGATCATACATACACCATGAGATCTACTGGATCTTATAGTAAGGATCAGCAAGAAAGAAAGGAACTGCTGCTGTTTAACTACGAGCAAACTCCTAAAATCAAACTAAAGTTTGAGGGTTGTTACAACTACAACAGATTGAAGAAAGAAGGACTGATTGATGCCTGAACTTAAGGACTGGTTGAATAGTATCAACCAATCTAAGGTCAATATTATTGACGAGATGCCGGATGTCGAGTCCAAATATCTTCCGTATATTGTTAACAGATGCTTGTCTGGTCACCTGGACGCTGTGATGTATGCGAACGAGATGAATATTAACAATCATCTTGACAAGAAGTTACAGTATGACTTTTTACTAAATACTCTGAGATCAAAGAAAAGATTCTCTCCCTGGATTAGAAAGGAAGAGATGGAGAACCTTGAACTAGTCAAAAAATACTATAGTTATAGTAATGAAAAGGCGAAGCAAGTTCTTTCTATTCTGACTGAAGATCAAATTACATACATCAGAAAGAGACTTGACACTGGAGGAACCAGATGAGCGTGATCCAGGAACCAGAATATAACTGGTCACCTGACAAGATGATTGAGGTATCCCTAGCGGAACCAGACGATTTTCTAAAGGTCAGAGAAACACTTACACGTATTGGCGTAGCGAGTAGGAAAGAGAAAAAACTCTATCAATCCTGCCACATCCTACACAAGCAGGGCAAGTATTACATCGTTCACTTTAAGGAACTGTTCGCTCTTGACGGCAAGCGAGCAAACCTAAGCATGAACGACATCCAACGTCGCAACCGTATTGTTCAGTTGCTAGCAGATTGGGGACTGGTTGGCGTGGTAACACCAGAACTTGTCACAGATATTGCCCCACTAAACCAGATCAAGGTCATCGCTTACCGTGAAAAAGGTGAGTGGATCCTAGAGACTAAGTATAATATCGGCAAAAAACGGACCCCAGAAGGGTAAACCGTAATAATCACGGGGGTTTTCACGACCCCCTTTTTCATGTCTTGTGTTATAATTAGTAGTGTCGCCCGAACAGGGGACATCCACGATGCTCATTAGAGGTCATGTTTAACACATCAACAAATACCGTCACGCTTAGCGTAGGTGACACCGCCGATTACTTGGAATCCATCAAACACCAACCAAGTTACCCACCTTATAACCTTGTGAAATACGGACAGGTTTATAAGATGGAGATGGCACTAGCAGGATATCCTGAACGATTCCTGAAGGTGTATGAGAAGGAGCACAACCTTTTCATCGAACACCCAGGACAAACTTTCTTCCAGGATCCTAACCAACCAGCACCACAATACGTCCATAAAGGTATCTCTGGACGACAATTCAAGCGTTCTTGGAGAATGCCAGAGGATTGGGTGATTAAGTCTGCTA